CTTTCTACTATCGATGGTTTCAGCATCTAAGTTAGGACTATATAGTCCAGAGGAATTTGCGCGGATCATAGCGGACAAGAGCTTCATTAAGTATCTCCCGGATTCGGCCGTTTCCAGAGGAACTACTCATGTTCTTGAAAACTACCCGTTTTGTGACGTGTCTCTAGACCAGTTTAAGAACCTTTTAAATCAAAAAGGCTCCACCATGAAACTTCAGCACTATACGTTGTCTGCGTATAATTTAAATAGATCAAGGGATCCACTTGATCATTGGGTTGCAGAATCAATTAAGCAATTCGATCGTCCGTTGTACGACTCGTGTAAAGGATACACAAAAGTAGCCCGCCCTGCAGCAGGTTATCATACGTTGTTAAAGTATTCATTACCCTTAAAGTCATCTCAAGATATCAAGTCTAATTCTTGGCATCGTCAGTGCTATGAGAGGGCTCTCAAGGATTTGGACAATCTCTTTCATGGAGAAAAGTTCGATACATTAACATTTCCAGATTTTATGAAACAGTTACCACAAAACACGGCAGCAGGTTATCCTTTCATGGGTAAACGTAAATCAGATGTTTGGGGGTTGGTACACCGAAAGTCAATGTCAAACTATCTCAAATTATGTAATGGCGAAAAGATTCCGGATCTGCCTTGCACACTTGCGCTCAGAGGCCATCTTTCACCGATTGATAAGAACAAGACTCGACCTATTTGGTTGATGCCATTTGAGAGTATTGTTATGGAGAACATTTTGTTTCGCGGCATGTACGATTTCATCTTCCGTGACAAAGACATGTCAAATTTGATTCTTACCGGGAAAGATACCTTATCACGGCTTAGGGATTATTTGAATATTGACGAAGGCCTTGGGTTCATTAATATTGATTATTCAGCTTACGATTCTTATCGTTGCAAGTTCTTGGCTATAGACGTCTTTGACGTTTTGAAAAACCATATCGACTTCAAAAGTGGTGAAAAGAACATTTTTTACTACGTACGGAAACAGTTCATCGAAACCTTGTTACTTCTGCCAGATGGTACCGTTTACCGCAAGTCTTCCGGCACTCCTTCGGGATCTTTGCTGACGGCTATGGTTAATTCACTTATTAATTTCGTCTCTCTTCGTACTTGTCTATATGTCATGGACTGTCCGAACTGGATTCAATATCTGAGGGTCTTGGGTGACGACGCTTCATTCTATTATGGTGGTGTTCTAGAGGCTCATTTGTTCTTAGAGAAACTGTCGAAAACGGTTTTCAAACTCTTTGGTTTGATTATTAAGCCGGAGAAGTGTTTGGTTGTTGAACCTGGTGCGCCAATTGAAGATAAAAAGTTCATCGGTTATTCACTGCATGGTAATCAGTTGTATAAGCCAGAGGAGGACTTTTTCCTTTCTGTTCTGTATCCAGAACATGACGTAAAAAATATTGTTGTTTCATTTAGTCGTGTCTTTTCTTATTTTATGCTCGGAGGAATGTTTCATAATTATTTTACTAAATGGTTCAAACAGTATTTGGGGCATTATTGGCATTTATTATCCAAGGAGGATCGCATCCTTAACGAGGAAGTCTTTCGTATGGGTAATCTCAGGGTCATTAAGCATGTATTCCAGATTGAGATCGATGATTTCATCCGGAACTTTGATGTTAGGAAATTTTCTAAGATAGATTTTATGCAGTTACCTTATTTCTTGACGTTAAAGATACCATTACACTCGCTAGTGGATTAAGTTTAAGAATAAACTTCCTG